CTGGATAGCCAGCAGTTAAGTCAACAAGGTAGCTTGCGCCGGTAGCGGTAGCAGTCAATCCGACTTGAGCAGACTCACGGACAGCGAAGCCCATGAGGTTGTTCAGAACTCCTTGGCGAAGCAGCGAGTCTTCTCCAGAATCACCAACGTTGGTGAGCTGAGTCAGACCGCGCATTGCTGCGGAGGCAGTCGTGTTGAGGACCATGTGACGGTCGCTGAGTGGAGCGCCGCGGTCATCGAGGAATTTTTTCGCGAAGGCTGCATCTTTCAGGCTTGCGCTGAAAAGAGTGGTTGCGTTCGGTGTGATACCACCGGAAGCGCCAAGTGCGGCTGCGTCAGCGAGGTCGTTTTCGATCTCATTCACGGCTGCGCGATAGGCTTGAGCGATCTGGTCTTGAGCGACGGAAAGAGTTCCGGCACCGGCGTTGACCGTGTATTGCTCTTCGGCGGTCCAGCTGAATGGGAATGCACGAGCTTTGCTGATCGTGATCGCGTCGTTGCCGACGGTCTGATAAGCTGCGGCTGGGAATGCCATTGCTGCTTCGATGTCTTTCCCTGCGGTGTTGGCAGCGGTTTTGAAAGAACGAACGTTTTGACCAACTGCAACACGATCGACAGAAGCGTCACGAGTTACGGATGGAATGAATCCCACGAGTTCGCGAGATACGACATCCAACGCAGCGTAGGCGTCGGATACTAGGTTTGTGAGGGTGTTAGGCATATTGTTATTTGATTAGAGATTGAGATTGATTACTTGATCTTTCCGCCTTCTTTGATGAACGACATGCGTTTATGCGGTGTCATTGCATTGAATGCTTCAAGAGACATTGATTTGATGGACTCGCCAGCTTCATCATTGAGATTTACGGCTTGAGGATGTCCGTTTTGTGCGAGGAGTTCAGCGGCTTTGATGGATGCTTTCTCGTCGACTGATTGGATTTCTTCTTTAAGATTTGAAATCTCCAGATCCTTCCCTTCAATCAATGCTTCGATCTCGGTGATCTTAGTTTGTGCCTCAATCAGATTGCTTGAAACAATCGCGTGATCTTGGATGGATGTTTGAAGCTCAGAGATTTGATCTTGTGCTGATTTGAGTTCGGCACGGATCGAGTCGGCTTCCTGAATTGCGGCTTCGATCTGTTCCACTTGATCGTTGTTTGGGAATAATTTTGCGAGGATGCTCATATTGTTCTTTGCGCCGGTGTCAAATTTCACGATCTCATCGGCGAACTTTCTATCCACCGCCTCCTTTGCACCCATCCAAGTTTCCTTTTTCATCAGCTCCCGCATTTCCTCGGGTTCTGCGCCGGTCCGGTTAGCGTAGATGATTGAAATTTCTTCGGAGATTTCTTCGAGATTCTTGGCTGCTCGTGCGTGATCTTCGCTGTCGCCAGATACGGTCTGAGACGCTTCGTGAATCATGATCCGACCGCCTTCAACGATCTTGACCTTGTTCGCTGCCATCAGGATGACGCTGCCCATCGATGCTGCCAGCGTGTTGACCGTTGCGATGACTTCAACTCCACGGCTGCGCATCTGCATGAGTGAGTTGTAGACGCGGTAGCCATCAAGGACGCTGCCGCCCGGGGAGTTGATTTCGATCTCAAGCGTTTCGAGTGCGTCATCTGACGAGCATTGGAAGCCTCCGATTGTCAGGTTTTCCACAACTGCCTGGTTGCCGTATTGCTTCTCAATCTCTCCGATCAAGTCATCCGCGCTCCAAGGCGTGACTGCATCGTTCAGCTTGACCTTGCCGATTTTGTTGTTGATTTGTAAAAATTTCATGGTGTTAAATTATTCCTCGGTTGGATCTTCTGTTTGTGGTTTGCCTCCAAATCCCATCGCTGCCGCTCCTTTTTGGAGAAGCGTGATCGGGCGGCGGTATCCTTTATCTTCTTTCCATGCCCCTCTTACTGCTGGCGACATGGTTGGGAGTCCTGCTTCTTTTCGGAAAGCGTCCTCGTCAACTTCTGCTGGTGTGATTGCACCTGCGCGAACTGCTACGCCGTAAGCGTCGAACTTGGCTTTTAGATTGTCAAACTTCATACGCTCGTTGGCTGATTCATCTGGTTGTTGATTTTCATCACTAGATAAGTCGATCTGCTCTTGGTCTGGTTGGTCGTTAGGTGTCATCATGGCGATTTCGCGAGAATCAATTTTAACTCCGTATTTCTTCTCGACCTCTACCTTAATCACTTGTCGCATTGCTGCCTCCTCCGCTTTCATGCGGACAACGTCGGTGTATTTTTTGCCCATCGCTGCGGTGATGTCTCCGGCAGACTTAAAGCCAAGCTTGTATGCTGACTCCAGTTCCTTCATAACCCTGCCGTCATCAATCGTTAGTTTCGGCGGTGTTGAGAACTCCCATTTATACCAGTCTGCAGACTGCGGCAAGTCGCCGCGTTTTTGCGCTTTCGCGACCGCATAGGACACGATCCGACGTGCTGCGTAGAAAAGTAGATCCTGCCGGTCCTCAATCGCACGTTGCGCCATTGCAATCTCGGTGCGCTGTGCCGTGCCGCCGCCGGCGCCGTGGCCGTTGTAAAAAGCATATGGCCAGTTCAATCCGGCATACGCAGATTTGAGAAGTCGGTCGTGGAAGTCCAAGAACGGATTGCCGGGTCGATTGTTGACTAGCGTCTCGATCTTGCCGCCGCTGTTCGATTTGAAATAACGAACCGTGCCGCCGTCCATGCTCTCGACGACCATGCCCTTGTTTGCGCTCTCGCAGTTGCCGAGGAGCATATTTCGAGGATCTTCGGTGTCGGCACCTCCGGTATCGTTGTATTCGATGAGACTGATGCTGCTCATCTGCATCATCGCCAAGCGTTCCCACTCGGTAGATTGGATGATGTCCCGGCAGTCGTTGATGCAATGAGTGAGCGCGGTCAATCCGCGTCCCTGATACTGCCACTCCGGATCGTAAAGGTGGATGATATTGGCAGCCGGTATCCACTCTGAAAGCATCCCTTGCTTGTCGCAGAATGCGTATTCTTTTGGGGTTCCGCTGGCAAGATAGATGATGCCGTCCTTCAACTCTCCACCTCTCATCGGGCCGTCTCTCATGCCCTTCGGCGTTGCGATCCGGTGTGATGGTATTCCCTGATAAAGCGGGAAGCCGTTCTTGGTTTCCGTCATCAAGATGAATATCTCGCCATCGACGTCAATCGCGCTCGACCATGTGAAAAGGTTGGTCTTGAAATCGTGCATCCCTCCCCGGGTGTCGCCGATAGGATAAAAGGTGCTGTTCAGCCATTCGGTCGCGACAATCCCAAACTCGGTGTCTTGTCCTTTGAACTCCGGCATAAAGGCTCGACCGACGGAATACATCGAACGCTGATTGATCGCGTTCTTGATCGGTCCGAAGTTGATATAGATGCGTCGAGCCTGGCTCTGCAAATTTACACGATCCGCTTCTGGAATAAGGTCTGAAATGTCCTTCTTCTCGATCGGCTCCCACGGCCTGTGGTTGCCGTATAAATACTGAGAATTGGCTGCTGCTCTGGCTGCCTTGTATTGGATGGTGTTGCCGTATTGATCGAGGATTGCCATTTACTAGACTAGCGTGTCAAAACCTGCCGTATGTCCGAGTCGTATAGGGGACAAGTCCAAGGTCAATATAGCTGATGGCTTTGCTCATCGCTTCCATTGTTTCAGGCACCGACAAGCCGACTTGCTTGCCCATGCTCACGCCGTTCTTCGTTGCGCTCGTCACTTTATCCAGACCGCCTTCTGAGATGCTGGCAATCAGTAAATCATTGTATCTCTTGCGAAGTAAGTTCGCAAATTGAACATTCTTCAATCCTTGATTTCCCCAAAGTTTCGACACGCTATCAACTCCCATTCTTTAGCTCGTCTTGTCAAAGTTCAAATCCTTGGATCAGTTGTAGGTTAAGAGCCAAGACGATCTGCATCGCCTCGCAGTCCCATGCGTGGTTATTCTGACGCGTCTTGACCCAGCGATATTCGACCTGCTTCGTCTTGCTGTTCGTCACTTCTCGCTTTGTCTCCGCGTCGATCTGCTTGAGGTATTCGGGTGAGACGTCATCGGGTAGCAGCCACAATCCTGACTTGCCGGTCCGGTGAGCATAAAGAATATCTTTGATCCGATCACTCGACCAATGCGCGAACCGGCAGGTCGCACCGTTCGATGCGCTCGCAGTTGAGAATCTCTGATATGGTCGCAGCTTGGTTTTGCCGTCCTTGGTTGCCCATGGGAAACTGTCGCGGCCAGATCCTTTCAATGCCGACCAGTTCCGTTTGGCGCAGATCGAGTAGACCATATCAGATGAGAAGCCCGAATCCATCACGATCATCGTCGGTGAGACGCTGTATCGCTTAGCCAGTTCGTCGGCTTGGTCGATCGTCTCGAGCCTGCCGAAGAATAGTTTCATGCTTTCACCGTTCGGCTTCCATGCCCGGATGACGACCCAGAAATGGTCCGCCTGAACGTCGATGGTCATGAAGCGGAATCGGATCCCGTTCACGACTCCCTCATCGTCGGTCAGTTTGCCGTCGGCATATTCGCTCATCAGGTAGCCACCTCCGACAAGCTCCTGCCGGTTGTCGGTGATGTCCTCCTGCCAAGGCTCAGCGAGTCGCTTCTGGATGAACTGACGCAGCGGATCGGTGTTGCCCTGCCTCAATGCCTCTTTTGCCTCCAGCCACAAAAGCACGATCTCCCAAAGCGGCTTCCGCCAGTTGCAGAGGACGTTGTAGTGAAAGCCGATCGAGCCAGGCAGCGCGGTGTCCGATGCGGTCGGGACGTAATAAGCCGACTCAGCCAGTCGCCGGCGCTGCTGCGTCGAGTCCTCGATCCGGAAATTGCATTCCTCATTCTGGCAGGCGATGTATGCAGACCTTGCTCGGTCAATGTTCGACTGAGTCTCGTCCTCGAATCCTTTGACGTTGCACAATTGCCATGGCTGCACGGTGCCGCAGTCAGGACATGGAAAGCTGAACTCGCGCTTGTCGGTCTGCTC